CCAGAGGCACTTCTAGGTGGAGATGATGATGCACTAGAAGCATTATGGAAACAGGAACACTCACTCGCTGAGATAGTTGCTCCTGATCAATTCAAGTCATACGAGGATCTTAAGAAGAGACTTGACTATGTACTTGGTATCTCTGGTACACCAAAGAGACAGGATCCAGAAGTAATGGATGAAGAAGTTACTTATGAACCTCCTGCTCGTGAACCAGTCGGTGTTGTTGCTGATGCACCCGCTTCAGTCAACACAGATGATGATGAGGAAGATGCTCTTAGCTATTTTGCAAAATTAGCTGAAAGTTAAGAAAAAGTCGGAAAAAAATTTCGGGCCATTTTTCTTGCCAGAGGTCGTTCAAAACGACCTCTTTTTTTATGGCGAAATTATGCGTGGATTCTCTGTCTTTTTAAGATCATCAGTCACAAATTGTCTAGAAGGTTTATATTTCATGATTTCATTAAAATCATCAAAGAACTGATCTAACGCAGTTGGTTTCAAAAGATTGATTTCTCGTTTCTTATCATTTAGTGCAGTTTCATGTTCTAAGAATGTCAGAGATTTCTTTTTTGATTCCGTGCGATATGCACCATTATCTAAAAATGTGACTGAAAAATTCTCCTCTACATTGATTCCCGCTGGGTGAATTAAATTACCCTTTGAGTCTCTTAAACTTAATGTTTCATAGTGATGAATATTTGATAATTCTGACGAAGTGTATTTTCCTTCAATATAATTTAAAAAATCTTGTTGACTCATTGGCCATTCATCTCTAACATGTATGATATTATTAGTTGTAAATATTACCCAATCTAAAGCAGAATCCCCATAAACTTTGTATGCGATTTGATCTGCTCTCTCATCACCTTCAACAAGATATTTTTCAAAATTAGTAAATTCATTAAAAACATCATCACGCATGACTGCTCTTTTGAAGAAATTTTTAACAATTTGAAAATCATATGCAGATTTACGATCATTCGCAAGAGACGGATAATCTAATCTTGGTAATTGTCTAAAATATGAATTGGATGATTGTGAATATGTCATTAGTAACCTACACTGCCTTTTGGTGAACTTTCTTGATCATCATCATATATTGGTTTTAATTCAGCGAAGTTTAAAGTCATTCTTAATGCAATTGGTTGAGAATCTTGATATGCAGACCAATATCCATTTGGTGCATAATCAACTGCAAGAGTTCTTAATGCAAGACCACTTGGATTAAATCTATTTACCGTATTTAAATCTCTATCTCCTCTCTTATACTCTAACTTGAATATTTTAGGTGTACGAAGGAAAACTTGATTTTGATATCTTGGCGCCATTCCAACTTTTAAAAATCTAATGATTTTTCTGATTTCATCACCCTCATCTCTACTACGAGCAATCATTGTAAAATCAAAATTAAAATCTCTTAAAACTGGGCCTTGGAATAATAGTTCTGCATTAGGGTTTAAAACTCTTCCACCAGTACGAGCAAGAAATTCATTTTGAGTAATATTTGCACCAGCAGCCTGAGCAACTCCTTCTATAGCAGTTGCCATGAGAATTTGAGCGCCATCACCAAAAGTTCCTTTTTTTCCACCCAGATCTGAAAATTGTTTATCTAATTTTTTTCTCGCTTGAGATTCTAATTTTTTAGCCGAGTTTTTAACATTAAATGTTGAGAATTTTTTACTTCCTAATTCACCTAATCCTAGACCAGCTGCCAATTCACCAGCCGCCAATCCAATTACGTTGATTTTACTCTCCCCCCACTCTGCACCATTCGTATCTACTACTTTTGGCATCGGTAGAATAATTGTACCCTCTCTTTGTGAAGAGGATAATAAATCTCTTCCGCCAGGCCCTGATGTTTTTCTTGAAAAATATTCTCTTCTTTTAGCTGGATCATTTGGTGGTCTAAAATATTCATATCGTGTGATCTTCATATGATCTTGATCAGTGTCAATATCAAGTGGATATGCTAAAACTCCCCCATTTACACCCTCAGTTCCGCTAGAAAGATTTTTACGATTTTGACCATATCCATATGATGCAAAAGCACTCGTTGCTATTGATTGATCCGCTGCTGCGTTTTCAAGAGCTAATTGTTCTTCATTATTTAATTTCTTTTTTAACGCCGTAAAATTATCTTCAAGTTGTTCCGCTGCCTGTGTTGGAACTCCTGTTATTAACATAGATGGATCTTTTGTAAAGTTTAAATATGAATCAGTGTTAGTTCCAAACTTTGCAATATTACGAGCATCATTTACGGCGTCTGTTAATAAGAGTGATTGAAATTTCGTGCCATTTGGATCAAGTGCTGTTCTCTTATCACCAACATGTTCAACCATTGAAGATATATTTCCATCATCATCAAAATTTACAGAAAAACTACCCTCAACTGAGGTTACACCTGTAACTTGCACTGGATTTGTTATTATCTTACTTGATGACATTAATTTGTGTTATAAACTCTGTTTCTAGGAACTGGCATTCCACGCATATCAATGAATCTTTCAGTAGGCAACTGTGCTACATCAGACCATTCACTTTCAGGAATCCGATATGGTTGACCCCTGACACCTGTATACAGATATTTATGTAGAGTTCTGCGAGGTGCTGCAATCGCACCTTGAGCAGAGTTATTTAGTAAGCTTATTGCAAGTTCTTCTCTTTGAGTTAAACTGACATAGTGTAGATTGCAACCTAAGAAACCGCCAGGCTGCATTTCAATCACATAAGATAATGGATATTGATCATAAAATTTTTGTTTTGTCTGTGCTTGATAAGTGAAAAAGTAAAGTTCGCCTGGCGAAAACCCAGCAGTATCTGCAAAATCAGTTTCAAAGTTTGTAGATCCAAGTTCCTTAACTAATTCTTGACGAAAGAAGTCTTCATTGACCATGCCTCCGACTTTATCTAATATATTTTTAAGAATTGTCATCTGATTCCTAGTTCTTTCTCGGTCATGATTTTGAATTCTAATTTACGATCTTCACAAAACTCTTTTGCTGCTTTCCACTTTGCTTGATTTTTTGCATACGTCAAAGATTCATTTAACATTGTTTTCTTTGACTTACCTTTTGTTGCCTGTGGTTTCTTTGTTTCTCTTAATGGTTTAACTTCTATGACAGATCTTCGGATATCACCATTCTTATCTTTATATTTAATAAAAAAATCTGGAAAATATCTACGAACACGATTCGTCGTTGGATCTAGATAAGGAACCCAAAATTCTTCAGAAGCCCACTCTAATATATTTTCATTTAAATCACAGTAATTCATAAACTTTCTTTCCCAAAGAGACCTATAAACGATATTTCTAAAGTCTCCTTTATATTTTTTGGGATAAGAAGGCCTATATATTCCCTTATAGCTCATATATAGTATATAATCCTAAACGTATTTATTGTGTCAAGTAATAGTTTGTTTCCAAGAAAGTCAGATATTTTTAAGAAAAGTATGATTGATACTAGAGATACGGTTGGTAGAGCCTCTCTAGATACGATATTTCAAGTCACATTTTCTTTTGGTAATTGGCAAAAATGGTTAGAGAAAAATAGCGATGTAACTGCACCAGGCGTTAATAGAACTCAAGGTCGGGACTTCATGCAAAAGATGGGAATCATGTGTGCTGAAGCAGAATTGCCAGGCACATCATTTCAAACAAGTCTTGCAGTTGGTCATCATCAAGGCATTCAAGAAGAATTTCCAAATCTTAGAACCTTTCCACCTTTGAATTTATCTTTTTATGTTGACGCAGATCATGTTATCATTGAAGTGTTAGAGAAATGGATGACATATATTAATCCAATTTCTACAAACAAAAGAAAACTTAATGCTTATGGTAGATTTAATTATCCAGAAGATTATAAGGAAATCATTCATATTACAAAATTTGAAAGAGATACTTTTATAGATGATATAGAAAAAGAAAATAATAAACAACAGGGTATTTTAGATTCTTTGCCTCAATTTAGAAGAAAACCAACCACTAAATTAATGAGTTATGAATTTGTAAATGTGTGGCCAACTAACATGACATCCATGAGACTTGCCTATGGTGACTCAAATGTGTTAAGATGTAGTATGCAGTTTTCATATGATAGATTCTTTACAAATTTCAACTATGAGGAGACAAATCAAAATGTCGCGGAGGATTTTACGAGAGCAACTGAAGAAACAATTTATGATCAACCAGTGATTATCAACCCTACGCCAAAGAAAATTTATGGTGCATCTCAAATGATGTCTGGCACACCTTATGATAGAAAAATCTACAAATAACTACTAAATAAAACACTGAATTAAAATATTATGCCTTTACCAACTCTCACGACTCCGACTTATGAGTTGAAATTGCCATCAACAGGTAAAAAAATTAAATACAGACCTTTTCTGGTCAAGGAAGAGAAAATACTAATTATCGCACTTGAGACTAGAGATCAAGGTGAGATGACGAACGCTGTCAAGGATGTTCTAAAAAAGTGTATCCTGACAAGAGGTGTGAAGGTAGATAATCTACCAACTTTTGATATTGAATTTATATTTTTAAATATTCGTGCAAAGTCAATCGGAGAAGACATTAAATTGACCGTGACATGCCCAGATGATAGAGAAACTCAAGTTTCAACTACGATATATGTGGATGAGATTCAAGTTGTAAAACCTAAAGAACATACAACAGATATTATTCTTGAGAAAGATTTAACTCTTCGTATGAAATATCCATCACTCAATCAATTTATTGAAAGTAACTTTGATGTGAATGATAGTTCTGAAGATGTTGTAGATAAAACTTTTCAAGTGGTTGCAGATTGCATAGATACAGTTTTCAATAAGGAAGAATCTTGGGATTCAACTGATTACTCGCCACAGGAAAGATTGGACTTTATTAAACAATTAAGTTCAAAACAATATAAAGAAGTTGAGAGATTTTTTGCAACTATGCCTAAACTATCTCATACAATTGAAGTGGTAAATCCAAACACGAAGAAAAAAAGTAGTATCGTTTTGGAGGGTCTAGCCGATTTTTTCGGTTAAGTATTGCAAGAGAGGATCTTGAATCTCATTACAGAATCAATTTTGCTCTCATGCAATACCATAAATATAGCTTGACAGAACTTGAGAACATGATTCCTTGGGAGAGAGACATTTACCTAGCTCTCTTACAACAGTATATTGAAACAGAAAATCTGAAGAGACAACAAGCAGAAGGTGTACGAAAGTATGGATCCTGACGATCAACAATCTAAAAAGATAACTCTCGCCAATTTCTTTGAATCAATCAAGGATACGAACGTGGTGGCTCAGAGAGCCTTAAAATTGTCCTCTGGTCTAGGTAAAACAATTGAAAAAACAACAGAAACAGTTGAAGTTAATAAGAAAGATATTTCAGAATTACAAAAAACGGTAGAGACAATATCTAAGGATGTTAATAATATTACAGATTATATTCAAGAACAACAGGAAAGAAGATCAAGAGAATTAGATAAGAGAGAAGATGAAATCTTTGAGAAGGAAGATAAGTTGCAAAAAGAATCTAAAACTGGTGAAAGCCAAACACAAAGTAGTGGTGGTGGAGGAGGTAGTGATGCTTTATCCGCAGCTGGTGCTGCTTTAAGTTCTGGACTTGGTTTAGGACTTATGGGTCTTAATGCTTTTACTGCTGGTAGAGGATTTGGTGGAAGTGTTGGTGGAATTGTAGACGCTTTAACTGGAAATGTAACCGATTTTGATAGAAGAGGTGGGGAGACAGGTGGGCCTGGAGGAGTTCTTGCAGGCATGGTAGATTTCTTTACTGCAAATGCGTTTGATCTTGATAAAAAGGGTGGACTTTTCACATCTAGAGAGGATGAGGAAAGAATAAAAAGACTTAGAGATAAAAAAACAAAAAAATTGGATGAATTTTACGAGTCATATGATAAAGGTGGATATGTAGAAAAGGATGGCCCTGCAATTATCCATGAAGGTGAATTTGTGTCTACAAAAAATACTGTTGATAAAATGGGAACAGATTTTTTTGAAGGTTTAGGTAAAATAGCAACTCACCAAAAAGAACATGATGATATTCCTTTTGTAACTGATCCAGAACTTAAAGCTTTAATAATGACGGTTAGAAATTTTGAGGGAACAAGTGGAGAAGGTGCTTTTAGTAGATGGTTTGGTGATAGAAATGATATTACTGGTATGAAATATGGTGATATTACTGATAAGACTATACAAGAAGTTTATGATTTACAAACATTATTTTTAAAAGATTCACAATCTAAATTTACAAAAACAGATGGAACAACTGATAGATCTGCTGCCGTTGGTGTTGGTCAATTTGTATTTTTAAGATCTGATGCTCAAAGATTATTAGGAGTTGATCCGAATACTCAAAAATTTACACCAGAATTTCAAATAAGATTAATGGAAGCTCAAATAAAAGAGAGAATCGGTAAAGATCCAAGAGAAAAAATAACAGACAAAGATTTTAAAACATTAGGTAAATTATATGCAAGTTTTGATCCTTATTACAAACAAACAGATAGAGATAGTTCTGAGGTCTTTCAATATTATAATTCATTATTAACTCCATCAGAGACTAATCCAACTCCTAAACCAAAAAGAAATCTTGCATCAAAAGCTCTTGGAGTTCTTGATGCAATTACTGGGAATAGATTTGATTTTGATAATCTAGGAAAAGGAGTTACTCCTGATGCATCAGATTCAAATCAAAATTATAGTGTAGATCTTGCACAAAATCCACTCAGTAGTGATAGTTCTGTTGAAATTATGGAAGCTATTAATATGGATTCTGGTGGCACGACAAGTGATGGAACAGGTAGTACAATTCCCTCACAATTTGATGTCGCTAGCACTGGATCTCCAGTTCTAATAGATCCTGAGTGTCCATTTGATATTTGTAATCTTAAAAGAGATAAAAGTAACAAGGCTTTTGTATAAATGACTATTAGATCAGAATCATTCTTTAACAGAATATCATCCAAGGATAAATCTTTGGATGATAGAGAACGTAGAGTTAAAATTAGAGAAGATAGATTGTTTAACATTCAACAAGAATTAATAAGTGCTGGTCAAATTGATCCACAACCATTTTTTGAACAAGGAAGACAAGAAGGTATTCAAGAGGGTTTACAATTAGGATTAGAACAAGCTGCAGCTGTATCAGAACAACAGGATGATAAAAAGAGAGTTTTTGGAGGCCCTATGGAAAAGGGAGAAACATACTTAGTTGGTGAACGTGGTATGGAATTAGTAACTGCTGCAGAAAATTCAGAGGTGATACCAAATGAACAATTAAACGTTATTTCATCTCCGTTAAATACTAATAGAGTTATAATACAACCAATTAACACGGTTAGAACTCAAACCGTTCAAATTGGAGTTCCAACTCCGATTCCAACTCCGATTCCAGTCGGAGGTGCAATTTTAGTAGAAAGAAAATCATCAATCGTTAGTAAATTATAATGGAAAATAGATATTTTATAGAAGGAATCAGAATTATCGGAAATGAATCCTCCTCAGAAGCTTTAAAAGAGTTTGGAAAAGAAGGATTTGATGTTTCTGGTGGTAATCCTACAATATCTTATTTTGAGAGCATGGATGATCCAAATATATCGGTAGAGATAAAAGATGTAGTTGATGTGGATCAATTTGTCAGTAAATTAGGATTGATTGGTGGTGAATCTTTAGCATTAAAAGTTAAATTTACACAAGAGGGTGATACTGAAGATAAAGATTTTGAGATTACAAGTGATCACAAATTAATTTTGAACAAAATTTCAAATGTAATTACCACATCTACAAAACAGTTAGCGACTTTAGAATTTATTACTCAAGAAACATTAGTTGATGAGACAGCTAGATTAAGTAAAAGATTTGAGGGTAATATTATTGATATTGTGAGAGATATTTTAAAGAAAGATAAGAAAGGAATTAAAACAACTAAAAAATTCAACACTCAACCACGTTCACTGAATCCATTTAAAGATAGAAGTTTTAACAAATATACATTTGTCGGTAATATGAAAAGACCATTTGATACAATTCAATGGTTAGCTCCAAAAGCTGCAACAGATGATGAAGACTGTGGATTTTTATTTTTTGAAAATTATGATGGATATAATTTTAGATCCATTAAAACGATGATAGAGTCAAAACCAATTAAAAAGTATACAAGAGTTGACAGCACTTTATATGGTGAAGATTCACTTAATATTGTAGAGGCCAGACTCAATCAAACTACTGATCTTGGTATGAATTTGAGAGTAGGAACTTATGCCAATAAGACAATATACATTAACCTAGAAACAGCAGAAAAGACAGTCTTAGATTATAAGATATCTGAAAATCCTGGCATTAAAAATCCACCAAAACTGCCTGGCGATTTAGATCAACACCCATCACGATTAATGTTAAGACTCATTGATCCTGGCGCTATGCAAAAAGGATCTAAAAAAAATCAAGAGGAACGAGAGGCTGACCTTGCCAAATATCAAAATAAGTCCTATTCTAGAGTTAACTTACTGAATTCTTACAGTATGCAAGTTATGGTTCCTTTCAGTGCAGATTTAAGAGTTGGAAGCACAATAGAACTTAAGTTCCCATATAAAACTGATGATAGGAACACTAAAAAGGGAAAGAGCGACTTTACAGATTTGAGTGGTATTTACTTGATAAGAACTTTAATGCACAAGATTGGAGACAATCAAGCTCAAACTCATATGAGAATAGTTCGTGATACTTTCTCAGCTAAATAGTAAAAAAATCAACTAATCAAATGAAATCAATAGAAGATCACATTGAGTATGATAAAAAAATTGCTGACGATCCACAAGCGAATCCAGCAGCAAGAAGACATGCTAAGGAAGAGTTGCATGAACTTGAAGAGTATGTAGAACATCATAAAGAAGAGATTGCAGCAGGAGATCATCATGATCCAAATGCACTTGAATTGTTTTGTGACAATCATCCAGACGAACCAGAGTGTTTAATCTACGACGATTAATTTAATGTTTGAAGACACCACTAACTTTTTTGGAAGAGATTCATTCCGATGGTGGATTGGTCAAGTGACTGATCCTAAAAAAGGAAAGTGGAATGATGCCACGGAAAAGGTAAAAGCAAAAAACGGTGAACCAATTTATGGTCTTAGATGTAGAGTTCGTATCGTAGGATATCATGATTGTGCAGATGATTTACCAGATGATAAGTTACCAATGGCACATGTTCTTCTACCACCAAATACCACAACAACTGGTGGTGCTGGACAAACTATGCAATATCAAGGTGGAGAGGTAGTCGTTGGATTTTTCGCTGATGGTGATGATGCTCAACAACCCATCATTTTTGGAACTTTATTTAAACAACCATTTGTTGCCGACAAATTAACGAACAAAGAATTTAAAGCAAAGAAACAAACTTGTTTTGTTCCATACACTCCACCTAAAGTTGTTCAAAAATCAGGTAAACATCGTTACAACGATGAGTGGATACCAAAATCACCAGCAACAAGAAATTTTTCTGATGGAGAATCTGTAAAAACTCAAGCACAAAAACAAAAAGAAGCAGCAACAAATATTACGTTAGATCCTGTTATTCCATGTGAAGATAATGAGATCTCAAAAATAAGTAACACAATTAAAGATTTTACTCGTAAATTACAAGATCTACAGGCATTAAACGAGGCTAATACTTTTATTGATCCAGCCTTTGGTGGAATAGTTGATATTCAAAATGAAATTAGATTAACAACAAACAAAGTTCATAACTCCATGACAAAGTTAGTTCGTCGTGGTCGTTCATGGTTGATTCAAGAGACACTTGATAAATTATCAACAACTTTAAAAGATAATGTGCCTAAGGTCAATCAAGCTCCAGCTGGACAAGCTGTAAAGTCTCTATCAGATGTTATCTTTTGTAATCTTGAAAAGATCCAAGATGAATTACTTGATTACCTATCCAAAAGTTTTGAGAATATGGTAGGTCAGATAGTTGATATACCTGTTTGTGGAGTTGAAAATTTCTTAGGTGATATGTTTGGACAAATTAATAATGTCTTGGATACTTCATTAGGTGGTTTGTTTGATCAATTGAACAATATTCAAGGTGGTGGAATCGCATTACCAAGTGAAACATTTTCAAAGGCAATTAAATTTGCAAATATTATTACGAATGTTCTTGACTGTGATAATTTAAACTGTGCTGAACCATCAACTTTCTCTTCAAAAAGTGGAGTCACTAAAAAAGTTGCAGATTCTTTTGAAAATATTTTAGATGTTTCTGCACTCACCTCTTTAGTTAATCCATTAGTTGATGCTATGGATGGTGCGATAGAGGCCTCACCAACCAGACCAGATTGTAATACTAACGTTCTTCAATGTGGCCCACCAAGAGTTGACTTTATTGGTAGTTCTGGTCAAGGAGCAACAGGTTCTGCGATTGTAAATGCACTTGGTAATATAATAGGAGTTGCAGTAAACGGAACAGGGTTTGGATATAGAAGACCACCTTTACTTTCATTCTTTGATAGTTGTGATAAAGGATATGGTGCTGGTGGATATCCAGTGATGGGAAATGTTTCTATAGTTAAAGATGAGAATGGAAAAAATCTTTTAGATGAGAATGGAAACATTGTAACTGTGATAGATCCAAACGGAACTGAAATTGGTGTGGTTGGTGTAGTAATGACAGATCCTGGCCAAGAGTATCTACCAAACTCAACAGAAACTGACATTGATGGTAATGTTAAAGAATTAGTGCCAGATCCAAATGCTAGTTACGATGGTGCAACTTCTTATATAACTGAACTATCTGACGTTGTTGTTGCAAATGCTGGATACGCATACACAGATGAAGATACCATCACCGTTGAAGGTGGATCTGTTGATGAGGAAGAACCAGATGAAGAGTTTGGTGCTGACGTTCCAATCAATCAGCCTGGCAAGGCAGAAGTTCAACTTAAAATTGAGAGAGGTCATATTGTCGGTGCGACTGTAGTAAATGGTGGTTCTGGATTTACAGATCTTCCAGAACTGACAATAAATAGTGAGACTGGTTTTGGAGCTCAGTTAAGACCTGTTCTCAAATTCACTAAGGTTGAGGATGCAGCTCAATCTGTTGATACGGATATTCCTTTTGATAGGAATTTACCACAAACAACTGTAATTACAGTGATAGATTGTATTCATAAGTAAAATGTCAAAGGATCCAAAAGATAAACAAAATTTAGAAAGAGATGTTCGTTTGAGATATTGCACTCAAAGCGGACAATCCAGCATACATGGTGAAACTTTGTATGAAATTCAAACACAAGAGGCACAGTCTTTTGCGTTTCATTCTGGAACTGGTCAAGGATCTGAGGGTGAAGGGCCTGGAACTGGTAAATGCGTTTTATATACGCAAGGATGTTCAATGGAAGTTCTTGGTGAAGGTTTAAAAACTAGAGATCCTGGCGACATGTCTCAATTGCCTGCTAAAATCATAAAATGTAAAAAGGGTGATGTGGTTATTGATGCAGAGGATGGCAATATAATATTGAAAGGACGAAATATTCTTATGGATGCGAATGGTGGTGGACAAGATGGACAGTTTCATGTTAAAGCCACTAGAATTGTAAACATAGATTCACCTGATATTCGTCTTCAAGGTGAAAAGATTGCCATCAGATCAACTAAAGACATGAATATTGTGAGTAATGGTTTTATGGAACTTAAATATGCTTTTGCTTTGGCTGCTGCAAATGCTGATGTGAATTTTGGAGTAATGTCAAAAGTTCTTAAGAACGCAACAACAATTAGTCCACCATCAATTTAAAATGAATATTGCTAAGACTCAAACAGATAAACTTATTGTAGGAACAAATGATGTCTCTTACGTTGCACCAGATACGTCACCAACTGGAACTGCGGTTTTAAATGGCCCTGTTTTAATTGGTGACGTTCAGAAAAATTTTGATGATAGGGGAGTATTATCTGTAAGTTCAAACACTGCACAACAAAGTCCCTTAGATATTCAACCAGCAATGGAAAAATCTTTAGCAGTAAGAACTAGAGGTAATGTTGATATTAGAGGTGATGGCAAAACACCACATGGTTTGCGTGTTTCTGGAGGTGCATCCGTTGATACTGTTCATATTGTAGGTGATGTGTTTGTGACAGGTGCGGTTGATTGTGGAAACAAAGGTAAACTCGCTTCCAGATTTGCAGTTGCGGATAGCAAACCAAAACCTTTTGATTTAGAACATCCAACAAAAGGAAAGGGTCATCGCCTTCGTTATGCATGTATTGAAGGCCCCGAAGTTGGAGTTTATTATCGTGGTAGATTAAAAGGTAAGAACATCATTGAACTGCCATACTATTGGAAAGATCTTGTTCATGAAGATAGTATCACAGTTCAATTACAACCAATTGGTAAGAATCAAAATCTTGTGATTGAAAGCTTTAATAGTTCGTATGTAGTGATTGAACTTGGTGCAAATCAAGATTTTCTAACTAATGAGATTTTAATTGATTGTTTTTACCATGTATATGCTGAGAGAAAGGACATTAATCCATTAATAGTTGAATATGAGGGTGATAGTTGGAAAGATTATCCTGATCCAAATTATAAACCTGATGCAGTAAATCCACGATATGATGATCCTAAGTTTTCAGGCCCACCTAACACAATCACAAGTTGATAAATAAAACAGAAGAAAATTTGTACATAGCCCAATAAGATGCCTCTTTCAAGACTGGAGAATTTTCTAAAGAATAT